TTAAATGTTAAAAAATGTTAAAAAATATTTTTAAGTAATAAAAAAAGCGCTCCAATATGAAGCGCCTTTCCGTAGAAGAATTAAAAACTAAAATTATGAAGTTCAAATATAAGTATTATATTTGTAATATGCGCAACTATTTAATAATATTATTTTTATTTTCTATCGCTGTAAATGTTTATTTACTTACACGTCCGAAAAAACAATGCCCTACTTATGAAGCGCCAAACATTGAATTATTATTATTAAACGAGCGTAAGGACGCATTTAAACGTGCATATAAGAAAGCGAAAGCACATTATGATAGTTTACCTACTAAAACAGAAATAATAACGAAATATGATACGATATATCAAAACAAAGTGGATAGTGTGCTTGTTCTTCCTGACAGCGTTCAGCGTGCGTACATTATCGCAGAACTTAAACGACTATACCAAAGAGATAGTATTTCTAATTAATGACTATGAAAAGTGCGTAAAAAGCCAACAACAATGTTGGTATAATTACACACAATGTAAAGACGTTGTTATGTTAAGTGATAGTACCATTACTGTAATGGATAGCGTAATTAATAAGCAAAATATTGTTATAGCTAATCTATACGCTACTAATGAGCAACTAAACGACAAAGTAAAAAGGCGTAATAGATGGCTATTGTTTAGTGGCGTTGCTGTTTTGGCTGGGTTTCTTTTTTAAAATATATGTGTAAACCTCGCTACTTGACCATGTAATTTATCATGCAAAAACCCCTCCAACGCTTTAGGAGCGTGTTGGTAGCCGTTTATATGATGCCAGCTATCTGTTCCACTTGGAGATCGTAACGCTTCAACGCATACACCTAAATAATCCTTACTTACTTTATGATGCAAGTGGTGAGTATAAATATATTTGTGTTTGCAACTGCTCCACTGCTTAGCTTCATGAGCCATTAATAAAGGCAAATCTTGAGTTTTAGCCCCGTCACCATGACTAGATCCGATTAAGTTATCGTGATAATGGAAATATTTACGGTGTGATATATCACAATTAAAAGTGATGTTTTGGCTTAGTCTGAAATGAGCTTCTAATAATTGCGAAAAGAACCAACCGCTTTGGTAATCGTGATTACTAGGGTTAAAATCTACATGAACATCTGCAACAGTTAACAATCTTTCAATTACATCTACGTATAATTTAACAGCTGTTCGAAAATTATCGTACCACATGCCGTCGGTGTCTTGGTGTGTGCCTTTAGTTGTTTTGTTTGGCGTGTCAGTGTGAAGCACATCGTTACCAATAATAAACAGTATCTTATCTATTTTGAAGCTCTGAACCTTGTTTAATATGCCATTAACACCCTCTAATACTCTTTTAACTGCGATTTGTTGGTTATACTCCTCACCAGTTTCAAATGACCTGCATAATTTACCAATATGAACATCTGCTGGACTTATAACTAATAAATGAGCGTTGTCTTGTTTATCTCTTTTTATTGTTGGATATTGTGGTGAATATTGTTTAAAATCCTCAATTAACTTTTCAAAAGTTTTTTCAATTTTGCTTTGTTCTGGACTTGTGTAAGCGTGGTTTTTAAGGAATAAACTAGCGCCCTCTTTTTTAATCCAGCCGTGTTTTACCTCTTTAGGGTTTAAACCGTTATCAATCGCTTCATTCCAAAGTGTTCTAAGGTTGTTTATTAGCTCTAATTCTTCATCGTCTACTCTTATACGCTTTAACTTATACCCTTTCTCTTTTACTCCTTGAACAATAGGTTTCTTTTGCTTCATTACCAACGTGCTTTAACTTGTCTAATATCATAATGTGTGAATGTGCTGTAAGCTTTTAAACCGCCCTGTAACATCTTACCGTCACGAATAAGTTCTTCAATTACTATTGCAACTTCTTGAGGTGTGTAACCTTCTACTACGATGTCACTTGCGTTTCCGAGTAAATGCTGAGAGCGTTTTGCTCCTCCTATTTTAGCGTTGTGTTTTGGGCTTCTATAACCTGAGTTCACAGTAATAGGGGCTTTCAACTCATCACGTAATACTTGCAAGTTTTCTGCTAATTTTTGAACATTTTTAAACACTTCCAACGGCATAACATAACCGTCCTTACTGTCGAATTCGTATTTATAAAAATTTTTTGTTAGTTTCATTTTTTAATTTTCCGCTTAATAATTGAGTACAATTATAATCATTTATTGAATAATTCCCACTCTTTTAAACGTCTATTTTTTAAACCTTTTAAAACTTTTCCGTTAGCTGTTATGTATTTATTTAAAAACCAGTATTTAATCTTTTCTTTATCTGAATTCATGTTTACCAACTTAAATAACGTTGTACTTCCCCCAGTGTTATAAGTGTGAGATACTAATGCATCGAATTCATTTTGCTTAACGTCTACTTTTAATTTATTATTTACTATCCTTTCGTATTTCGGTAAAAGTAAATTAAAAAGTTCCTCCGCTCTTTCTTTTGATATTAAATCATTTGGTTGTACTTTATTACCATTTTCATAAAATGTATTACCGTAACCTATCGTCCAAACTCCAGCACTACATTTGTAAGCCTTTAATCTTAAACCTTCAAATAATTTAATTAAATCTTTTCCCTCTTTTGATATTTTCATTTCTTTAATTTTTGACTTACTGAGTCAGTAATTTTAGTACCCAAAGCAACACCTACCATAGTAAGAAAAACATCATATCTAAACCCCTCATAATACAAGTCATACATGACCATATACAACACTAATAACCATGCACTAAACATAGTTAATGACGTTCGAGAATAGCGCAACTTGTCATTCTCACACTTCATCAAAGTATCTTGAACTATTTTTTTAATGATGCTTTTCACTTCTTCATATCTTTTAATAGTTCAACAAATGCCTCAGCGTTTGCTTTCATTGTTCGTTCTGCGTGTCTAATAGCTCTGGATAATTCTTCAAATTGTTTGTTGAATTGTTCAAATTTTAAATCCATAATGCGCTCTAAATTCTCTATTTCCGAAGGCATTTTTTCGTTTAAATTATCTAGTTTCCCCTCTAATCTCATAGTTCTATCGGAGAGCTTCCAGTGTTCCTTTTCAAGTTGTTTATAACGTGCATAAACATCTTTAAGGAAGTACCCGATAATAGCTAATAGCCCCGATAATATGTATTGGTATATTTCCATTATTCATCTTGTGGCGTTATGTTCAATTCTTCACACTTCGCTACGTAGTTAGAATAATTATCGTACCAAAATACAATGTCATGAGGCGTTGACAGTTGCAATCCTGCATTTAACAAGCCGTTTACGCTTTGATTGTAAACATACCATTTATCTACTGTGAATGTATAAGTATTCATTTTTTATATTTATTTATTATACTAAACCTGCATCAATTATCGTCCATAGTTTTACACTAACTAAATTAGTACGTGCGCTTGTTGCGCTTGAGTCGTAGTTAGAGTTACCACCGTCAAAATTTACTCCAGTATTCGCATTGTTTGCGTTTTGAGTAATTAGTATATCTGAATAATCTGAAGTCAGTAGGGTTGTGTTATAAAATAACCCTGTTCCATCTGTTAAGTTGTAGAAATTTCTACAAGCAAATGAACTTATAAGTCCATTATCTGCCCATGCTCCGTCTCTAAATCCTCCGAAGTCAGTCCCAGTTGAAAGGTTGAGAGCAGGTACAGTGTCCAAATTGTTGTTTTTCCAAGCTCCTTGGAATTTAACATTTGAAGCACTTAGACCATAATTTGCTAATGGAATAGTTGTTAAACTATTATTAATCCAAGCATCTTCAAAGTTAGCACAATTTGGAAAGTCAATAGCAGGAAAAGAAGTTAATAGATTGTTTTGCCATGCTAAATCAACATTTACAGCTACTCCCATATTAATTAATGGAAAAGATGTTAATGCGTTATTCGCCCACGAAGCTCTAAAATTACTGCAATTTGGAAAGTCAATATTGGGAAAGAAATCATTCAAACTGTTATTAATCCAAGCATTTTGCGCTGAGGTTACATTATCAAAATTACCAGTAGCTGAAGAGTCAATTATGTTATTAGTACATCCAAAAAAAGCATTAGATAAGTTAGTCCATCCAACAGCCCCAAAATTAAAAGTTCTAATTAGTTTTAATTTATCCCCTCCATTATTAAAATATATCCGTGGGAAAGCACCACTAATTCTAATATCATACTGTCCAGCTGTACTAAATGTCAAGGTAACACTACCAGTTTGACCAGTCAATGAATGTTCATCTGTTGTAATGTTGTAATCATAAGTACCTCCAGTAGTCGGAATAGTAAACTGATTGCTTGCACTTGTTCCAGCGTTATCCGTTTTTACTCGTATTACAAAATCATCACCGTAAGGGTTTCCACCGTTACCGCCATAGGCATTACTAAACAAACCATGTGCAAATCTAAACATTACTGTATACGAGTTTTAATCAAAGTTACTTGACCGCTAGTCACTACTATTTCAGAAAATGCGACTGTTTCCTCAGCTAAAATCAAAGTGTTAGCAACTACAGCACTTGCGCCGTCACTAATATAGTTAGCAGTTACGTCTGTGCCTGCTCTATTCTTTAACGTTATAACTGCATCGGCATCAATGCGAACACCAACAAAGTTATCCGTTACAGTTGTTGCTGAATTTACAGTAAAAGTGCCATATCTTGCGCTCATTATTGCGCTATCACTCATTATCTTTTTACTCATGTCGTTTATTTTTTAACAAATATACAAATTATTTAACTAATATCTGCTTTCAGTAGTCCAATTTTTATCTTT